GATTATACAGCCTTGAAGCAAACCTTAACCGTAAACTCGCAACCGATTGGGGTTACAAAGGAAAAGGAATTGTTATCGGCCCTGATATTTCTGGATACCAAGAGTTACAGGAAGATAAAGCAACTCAGGCAGCATGGTTGTTTAACACAGCCTTACCTATCAGAGAAAAATTAAAGATAATGGGATTAAAAATCCCTGATTATATGTCCGATGATTTACTGAATACAGTTTATGTCGGCACCTCAATGCAAGCCCTCGAACCTAGCCCCGATTTAATAGACCCATTGGATAATCCAACAAAGGATCAAGGTGAATGAAAAAGAAAAGGCAGCTTATTACAGGAATTACAAAAGTCTTTATAATAAGCTAACAAACACATTTCGTCCAAAGGTTGAAAAAGCCTTATGGGAAATGATAGATCAGTTCTTAGTTCATTACCGCATTCAACACCATGTCACGCCGGATATAATCCACTCAGCCCCACTAAAAAAAGCCCTTAAAAGACTCTGTATCGTCGGTGGTGTTTCAAACGCTACCGTAGTATGGAAGAACATTAAAAAACAAGTTTCAAAAGGTACAGGAAATCAAAACTTACGATGGTCATGGGTAATAAATGAATACTTAAAAAAGCATGGCCTAGAAAAAGTTACGATAGATATAACAAACACGCTCAAAGATCAGATTAAGTCAGCAATCATAAAAGGTCAGAAAGCGGGTTTAGGTGTGGATGAAATAGTGAGAAGCATAGAAGATAGTTCTTTTCCAAAATGGATGGCGGCGAGGATTGTTCGGACAGAATTAAATCAGGTAATGAATACCGGCGCAATGGTAGCGGCGGCAGATTCAAACATTGTTTTAAACAAGCAATGGTTAAGCACACTTGATAATCGAACAAGACGGATACCGAGAGATCAGTATGATCATCTGCACATGGATGGCACACAGGTAACATTTAGCGACAAGTTTATTGTTCCCTCAACCAAGACGGTAGATGCAATGCTTTATCCTGGGGATCCATCAGCAAGCATAGGCAACCTAGCGAATTGTAGGTGTACCGTAGTGTTTGTTCCGGCGCGCGATTCAAATGGATTGCCAATAAGAATACACCAAAATCAGCCATCAATAGACAACTCAGTTGCACAAACTGAAAAACCCGTTCACCAGGTTCCGGCAGGTTCAACGTATAGCGTTTTTCATGAACTACTAAGAACTGCAGCCGAAATAGGAGTAACGCAATTTATAGTTAATCAAATGCTGAATGAAGATTCAGATAAAAACTAAAAAAAGATGGCTGAGATTAAAGTAAAGCAAATCGAGTATAAAGACACTTCCGATGATTCAGTAATGGATGTGGATACCGAAAAACGTACCGCAAAAGTTATTTGGAGCCGTTTAGGCAACAAGGATTTGGACGAGGATATTATTTTACCGACAGCTTACACAAAAACAATCTCAGAACGTGGTCCGCTAGGCAAACAACTTATCTGGTCATTAACCGATCACAGGGCCAGTCTAAAACACGCAATTGGTAAACCAACGGAATTATATGTCGATGGCGATAAACTAGTGGCCGTAACAAAAATATTAGATACTCCATTTGGAGATGATGTTGCCAAAATGTACAATGCCGGGTTAATTAATCAGCACTCAGTAGGATTTTCTACTATTCAATCAGAATACAATACAGAAACAGAAGTAAGAACATTAAAAGAATTAATGCTTTATGAGGGTTCAGCCGTGTTATGGGGTGCTAATCCTGAAACACAAACAATTGAAATGATGAAAGGCTTGTCTTTTCAGGATCAAAAAAGCAGCCTAAATAAGCGCCTAGAACTTCTTTTAAAGGGGTTTAAACACGGGACTTACACAGATGAAACTTTTTCTCTAATCGAAATTGAAATAAAGCAAATACAACAACTCATAGACCAAATAACCACTCCACCCGCTTCAAAAGAAGCAGTGAAGCCGGAAGTTCCAAAGAGCCTGTTTGATGCATTCGAAAGTTTAAACAACTCTCTCACAATTAAAAATTAAAAAAAATGGAACTGGAATTAATAGAAAAACAGGTAAAGCAAATTGGCGAAAACCTGAATACGTTCAAATCGTCTATTGACGAAATGGCAAAAAAAAGCGGAGTTGATGCTGCAGAAGCTCACCGCATTGCCAATGAAGTAAAATCTAAGATTGATAGCATGACATTTGCTACTCCGGAAGATTTGAAGGCATTTGGAACTGAAATGCAAAAACAATTTGATGAATTGGCCGCTATTTCAAAAAAAGCAGATGCAAACCGTCCTGAAACAAAAGGATTGGACTATGCTATCGAAGAAAGTCTGAAAGACTTGTTCCCTAATCGTGGCGAAAAAGGTGTACCAGGTCAATCTGATCTGTACAAAAAAATGAAGTCCCAAAACGATAAATTCCGCATTGAATTGCCTGAGTTAAAAACTATGACTTTGGCAGCTTCGTTAACCGGTAGCCCACAGGCTTCTTATGCAACCAATCAGGGTATTCAGCCTGCGCAGTTGGTAAATCTGCGTGACCTGATCCCAACAATGAATACCGAAACCGGATTATATGTTTACTACCGTGAACCTAACCTTGCAACGAATAACATTGCTGTACAGTCTGAAGGTTCTGTAAAAGGTGAAAACTCATACTCTTTGAGCGAGGTGCGTGTTGTTCAAAACTACGTATCAGGTTTCAGCCGTTTCTCTAAGCAGATGATGAACTCATTGCCTTGGTTAACTCAGGTGCTCCCAAGAATGTTAATGCGTGATTTCTACAAAGAAGAAAACGGATTGTTCTACAATGAAGTAATTCAGGCCGCAACCGGTTCAACAACCACAAGCGAAACTGATAAAGTTAAGAAGTTCATCGATTATGTTGCGAACCAACGTACCGCCAACTTCAACCCTTCATTTGCAATCGTTTCTCCGGCTGACCGTGCTGCATTGGTTAAATCAACTTACACTAACGGTTACTACCCAGGAGCCGGTACCGTATTGTTCAACGGTTCTACTTTGACCATTGACGATACACCTGTGGTTGCTGCTTCATGGGCAACTGCCGGTAAAGTGTTAATCGTTGATAACACCTTCCTTGAAAGAGTACAGGTTTCTGGTTTGGCAATTGAATTGTCCTATGAAGATAGCGACAACTTCCAAAAAAACTTGGTTACTGCACGTGTTGAGTGCCAGGAAGAAATTGTTCTGATGTTAGCTAACTCAGCAATCTACGCCACTTTATAAAAACTAATGGGGAGGGGTTAAAATCCCTCTCCATTATTAAAATAAGCCATGAATATACTTTGCCACGTAGAGAACTATCCACCTTATCAAAATTCAGGAGCGGAAACATATCTACACTCGATAAATAAATTTTTGGTTTCGCGCGGGCATACGGTTAATGTGATGATGATGAAAAGGCCTTGGGCTGCAACATATACCCACGATGGAGTGAATGTATTTCCGATTGATGGTCATTATGGAAGTCGAATAGTGGATAGCGATATAGTTATAACGCATTTAGACGCAACATTCGACACGTGGAAAATGGTTAAGCGAAAACCAATTCTATGGATATGTCATTCGGGGTTTGATTTCCCAACGGTACGAACCCATAGAGAGATAAATGTTCTTTATAACAGTCATACAATAGTGGAGATGGCAAGATATCCAAATCCACATTACGTATTGACACCGCCGGTTGATATTGATTATTTCAATGTCTGTCAAAAGCCCGAAAAGAATGAGTTTATAACACTTGTAAATATGAACGATTCAAAAGGAGGTGGGATTTTTTGGAGGATAGCAGAAATGATGCCCGATAAAAAATTTTTAGGCGTAAAAGGTTCATACGGCAATCAATTAATAGGAGCGGCAAGCAATGTGACTGTGATAGAGAATACTTCGGATATGCGGGAAGTGTATAGCAAGACAAGGATTTTACTTATGCCATCGAGATATGAAAGTTACGGTATGGTAGGATTGGAAGGTATGGCAAACGGAATCCCGGTTATTGCGCATGATGGTAAAGAAGTGTTTGGATTAAAAGAGAACTTGGGATATGCGGGCATATTTATAAATCGGGATCAACCAGAAAAATGGGTCGAAATGATACGCAAACTCGATAACAAAGTGGAGTATGGCAAAGTAAGCAAACTGAGTCGAAAAAGGGCTGAAGAACAACGTGCAGAAGGTAAACTCGAAATGTTCGAAGAGCATTTACACGTATTGGCGGGTAAGCAAAAACAAACTCACGTTTCAAAGCAAGAATATGCTCAACATAACTAATTCACCATATCCATATTTAGGAGCCGTTCCTAGTATCAACAGAATTGTTGATTATAAGTTAACGGAAGTGGGTTATTCTGAGCCTATTGATTTGGCAACGGCAAAATTGTATTGCAGGGCCCTAACCGGAACGGCAGAAGATACAATTTTTACCCTTTTGATTACCGCCGCAAGGCAAGCTATTGAGGAATACACTTTATTATCTCTGATTCCTAAAACGGCGCAAGTAATTATAGAAAATCCAGCAGGTCCAATGGGCGTTCCTTATGGGCCGGTTGTTGGTGGCGTTACATATACTGATTCTAATGGTAACCAAACATACCCTATGCAAGTGGGTTTTGATTTCCCCGAAGTACTTACTTATACGGGGCAGTTAACGCTTAGTTATTCATGTGGATATACTTCAAATGGATTACCAAAGGATTTAATGGTTGCAATACTTGATCAGATAAATTTTATGTATGAGAATAGGGGAGATAACAGCGATACTGCAGTTGTCTGCTTAAAGGCTCAATTAACTTGTAATAAATATTCTCGCAGGGCATTATTCATGTAGAATCAAATACAAACAAATGAAAAAATTATTATGTTTTTTATCATTATTCTTGGTCTTTAGTTTTTGTGCTGATGCGCAAATAGACATTTCTCAGGCTGGGAATTTTGCTGTAATTAAAAACGGTAGTACGTATGTAGGCTCATATTCTTTGCCTACATTAAGTATTCGGGTAGGTCAGATAACTTCATCTGATACTATCAATGTGGTTATTCAAATAGCCAACCAAAACGGAACAATAGTCGATCAACAAATTGCCGCAACAAGTGTATCGGTAAACACAGTATTAGCAGTTGGGTATATTGATCTTAAGAATAAATTGGCTTCTGCGTTTCCTTACCCATCAGGCGGAGGCGGAACGGGGTCAAACGTAGCTGTAACTAACTTTCCTACATTATACCCAGGGGATTCTACTAAGCAAAAACAAACCGTTTATATTACAGGCGCGAATCTTCTTCCTGTTGATTCTGCCAAAGAAAGAGCGGCTACATATATTATAGGGGCAAATAAATTGCCAATCGACAGTACAACTACAAAACAAAGTGTATTAGTCGTTGGACAAGCATTAAATACGCTTAATCAGTTACATTCTGATTTAATTGCTCCGTTGCCATCAGGTTCAAACGTGATTGGGGCTTTGGATAGTACAAGACAAGGTAAAAACTTTGTTGTATCAGGCCAATCAGGCCCATTACAGGTTACCACTATCGCTTCGGATAGTACAAAAGCGAAACAATCTACTTTTATAACTGGTGCAAATAAACTTCCGATAGATAGTACAACGACAGGAAAGAACGTTGTTATTCAAGGTGTAGGGTCAAATCCAATACCAGTTTCGGGTTCAGTAAGTGTCAGTAATGAATATTCAGTTCAGGCGTCCGATTCGATTAAATTAAAACAATCTTTATACATCATAGGTTCTAATAAGTTGCAGGTTGGCGTAGATTCTACTACTACCGGAAAAAATATAAACATAGCTGGTCAAACACAACCCTTACAGGTTACTTCACTTGCAAGTGATTCGACAAAAACAGCACGAAATTTTGTTATTTCAGGTCAGGGGCCACTTTTAGCATTTGATTCAACCAAACAAGGTAAAAATGTTGTCATATCGGCACAGGCTGCCGTTTTAGCCGTTAGCCCGGTAGGAACTACTGCAATTACAGGTCAATTAGGAAGTGTTACCAATACGACCAGTTTAGCAACTACACTTAGCCAGGAATATGCTTTTGGTTCAATCACTACTCAAAACTTAAACTCAACAGGTACCGCAACGGCGGGTTCTGCATTGGAGATATTAACCGTTGGTGCAAATGCCGTTTCTATTCAGATAACGGGAACATATACTGGTGCGCTTTCTATTCAGTATTTGAATGAAAATACAGGTCAGTCATGGGTGACGTTGACGGGTAACCAGATATTGACAATGATTTCTTCAGCAACCGGTTCCACTGTTGCGAGTGCCGCTACAGGTATGTTCACGGTTCCTACTTTTGGCTCATGGAAAGTAAGAATTACCGGATTGGCTGCCATGACGGGTTCAGCCAACATAACACTAAGAGCCTATCAATCAAAGGGTGCCGATTTAGTTGGCCTGTTACCAGGACAAACGTTAGCTAACATTACTACTGTCACCACAGTAACAACCGTGAGTACCGTAACAACGCTTGCTAACGGACAAACAGCGTCAGGTTCGGCAGCTACTGGTTCACCGTTGCGTATTGGCGCAATAGTGGTTCCAACAACCGCGGCCACGCAGGTAGCATTGACACCGGCAGTGGCCTATAACGTTGGATTAACTACTGGGCAGCAAGAGATAACAAAATCTTTCGGTACAGCCGAATTGGATTATACTTTTAACGGCACCATTCCCAGCACCACGGTTATTCCTTTTAAAAACGCGTCCGGTTCAACAGGGATTAGAAATTACTGTAGCGAGATTACGCTTTCAGGTACAACTAATGCCGTATCGGGTACGGTTTATATTGAAGATGCACTATTAACCGCCGCTTCGCAGACTATTGCTTCAAATACGCTTACCACTTCAACCAATCATGATTTTAAAGTGGGTGATTTGGTTACCATTGCATCCAGTACCGTTACTGGCCTTACAGCAACTGCAAACGTATATGTATTGACAGTGCCATCAGCAACAACGGTAACGTTTTCAAATACTCCAAACGGTTCTACGTTGGCAATATCGGGTACATCAGTAACAGCTACGCTTTACCGTGTCCTTTGGCAGGGATATGTAAACACCGCTTCAACGCCTTTGGTACACTTACAGTTTAGCACTCCGTTAAGGGGCGCACCCAACAGTGTTATGAACATTCAGACACCAACGGCAGCTACGGGAACAATAATTTATAACGTTCATGGTTATGTAAGTTATTAATGAAAATAATTCATAGGTACATATCGACAATTGATGTGGGTCAGTTTAGGGATATTATTCAGATTATACCCCCTATTGATACCTCATCATTTGGCAATATTTCAAGAGTATTTAACACGGCAAATGCACAAAGCCAATACGCTTTAGTGCATCCAGGGGGCAATGCAAGACAGTTGCAGCAAGATAATGTGGTTTATGACAATATCATAACGGTTTATATAAGGTATACTTCAACATTAATGTCTAACTGGCAATTAATTTATGACGGTGCACCTTATACAATTCATAAGAGTTCAAATGTAGATGCAAAAAACAGGTTTGTCCAATTATTATGCTATTCTAAAAAAGCTGGATAAATGGGAACCTTTTTAAAACTGGATTTATCAGGAATAACACAGATACAGGAAGCTATCGAAAAAAAGAACGAGGATTTAATAAATGGAGTAGATGATGTGATGACGGCTTCTGTTTTGGATATGAACAAAGAACAAAAAGAGCTTGCTCCGGTAAATACTGGATTGCTAAGAGAAACATTAGGATTTGATGTAGGCACACCACTTGTAAAAGAAGTTTTTAGCGGTGTTAACTACGCTCCTTATGTGGAGTTTGGAACAGGAGGATTGGTTGATGTACCGGCAGGTTTGGAGGATGTGGCTGTACAGTTCAAAGGACACGGATTAAGAAAAGTAAACCTACCTGCTAGGCCGTTTTTCTTTCCTCCGTACTACGATCAAAAAGCAAAGATGATTGAGTTATTAAAAAAGTTATTAGGAAGATGAAAAACCCTTCGTTAGCCCTTCGTAAAGCATATTACACCTATATTAATGGGTTAGGGTTAATATTCAATGGGAATCCACTTCCGATATATAATGGAATGGCACCGGATACTGCAACTGATTCTTATATTATTTTAAGTTCAGTAAATTGTCCGACAACTCCCGACAAATCTACTTACACTTTTAGGGCAAATATTTTGATTGATATTGTTAATAAAAGTGGTAGTTTTGGGTATCAGCCTTCTGACACAATAGCCTCTTCTATTTTAGCTATTATTAATCCAGATTCCAGCCCCAATTTAAGCCCCGATTTTCAATGTGTTAACACCACCTTATTAGGTTTATCCAATAGGGAAGGTCTTAACAATACTGAGCCATTTTTTAGAACACTTATTCAGTATGGGCATCTAATCACACAACTATAAATTTTAAAAGGCATGTCAGCAAATAAAATTAACAGCCGTACTTGGCTGATTCTTCAATCCGATGATGGAAACACCTATTTACCCGTTGGCTGTTTAACAAACAACGATATGGATTTAAAAATACCTCCTATTGATGTTAGTTCTAAATGCGGGAATGAATGGATTGCAGGGGTTAAGTTTGATGAAAAACTTACCGGCACGGCTTTCACAGACGATCAGTATGGGTCAATTACTTTAGCAAGTGCAGCTAAAATACGATCCCTTTGTGTTGCGCAAACCGTAACATATTGGAAAGTAGGGCCCGCTAATCCAACAACAGGAGATAACTATTACACAGGCGTTGGCGTTGTAACCGATTGGAAAGAAGTCGCAAAAGACGGTGATGCAAACGTGTTTGATTTCTCCGTTCAGATTACTTTACCACCAATGACAGCGCATAACGCATATTAATATGTTTGTACTACACCTTAAAGACTTGGAAGGAAACCCATTTGAAATGAAATTGAAATGGTCAACATGGGCCATGAATAGATTTTGTCAATTGGCATCGTATCAAAAAGACGATAAGGGAAGGGATATTCCTTTAACTATTTCTGAAATGTTTACGATACTTGGTAGTGGCAATTTCAGTTTTGAAAGGGTATGCCAATTTATCCAGGCATCTGCAGAATGCGCTAATAGAGGGCCGGTTTCTTATACCGAATTTGACTACGCCGATTGGATAGATCAACATGGAGGACTTTTCAAGAGTACTGGAGAGATAGCGGATTTTGCGCGTTATATCATCAATCAAATTACCAATGATGTAACACCATTGCCGGGAGA